AGCTTCCGTAAGAGTACATGTCTTAGGCGGTTCAATAAGGGAGACATTGAAGGTAGTGCCACAGCTCTCCTTTGGTTCAACAAGGCTGGTGGACGGGTCCTCAAGGGCTTAGAGAACAGACGTGCTGCCGAGAGGGCTTTGTTCTTGTCATGATAGAGTACTTAGATAAGATTGTAGGTTTAGGTCTAACAGGTTTAGTAGCTTGGTTATGGCGTACAGTGTACACTAACAACGATAAGGTAGTCAAGCTAGAGACTAAGCTAGACGCTAAGGAGAAGCTAGACGATGAGAGACATAAGGAAACTGTTGCTACTCTCAGAGGGCTGAAGGATAGTAACGATAGAGTGATAGAGAGGCTACTAGATGCGAAATGAAGAACATAAGTCGTGGAAGAGGGAGGTTGCTGCCGTACTGCTGCTCGCCTTAATCCCTGCCTATCTCTTAGGTGGGACGGCTCTTATTGCAGTAATCGTATGGCCAGTCTTTGGGTTTGCAACTGCTGCCTTTGGACTAGATAGCATTGCAAAGCAGGTACTCTAATAATGTTAGGTATAATATGGTCAACTATTGTTGGGTCTCGGATAGGACGCCTTGTGGCTGGTGCCTTGGGTGTAATGGCAGGGATACTGCTAGTGTACAAGGCAGGACAGAGGGATCAGAAGAAGAATCAAAAGATAAAAGACCTAGAGGATTACAAGGAGACAATGGATGACATACAAGACGTTGATATTAATACCACTAGGGATGATGCTCTTGAGCGGCTGCGCAAGTCTGGCAAGCTCAGAGATTGATGCTGTATGTAGCCTACTGAAAGACCTCCCCACGGTAAGTGGAGAGGATACTGATCGTACTATCATTGAGGTGGACAACTTCAACGCTAAGTTTAAGAGGGTTTGTAAGTGACACTCCTCCTGTTACCCCTTTTGTAAGTGCTCCTTAAAGTTATCGTAAGCTTGGCCTGCTTCCTGTAGGTCCACTATAATATCTTCCTTTGTCTCCTCCACTAACTTGTTAAGGTACCACTGAGCCTTCTTGAGGTCCTCTAAAGCCTTGCCCTTGTACCTATGGCGGTGTAAGTACTTCTTGACGGACCCCTCTAAGAACCCTTTGTAGGCCACAGGGTCCATGTTATCCTTCATATAGACGATACTCTCTATACCACCCTCAGTGTAGTGCTGAGGACTGTTAACTAAATCAACACCCTTAGGATTAGGTTCCTCTGGGTGTTTTACTTTGTCTGGTGGCACCTCTTTGATCTTGCTGTACAGAGGAGATGGGACGGGTGCCCCTTCGTACTCCCCATAGGGAACCCAACTCATGTGTCCTCGATCAGTGTCCCATGTCATCTGCTTATCCTTCTCTTTAGTTCTACTATTAGCTTTACTCATTTGAGTAGTGCCCTTGCTGCCATAATAAGGTGTTTACTCAAAACCTCTTGAACCTCTTTGTCAGGGACAAGGGCCACACCTAGTCTTAGTAGCTCACTGCTTAACCAGAATCTAAATTGGAACCACATCATAGGTACTCCTTTGGTATTTGTAATAAGGAAGAGGCAATAAGAATAGCTACTACGCTATGAGACCTCTCGTCACTCGCAGGTTCTAAGTCCAGTGCCGGGGTCAATGAAACATGCGGCACCTTCGTCCCAATAGGTATCAATGGTATTGTCATCAGCCTCTCCTTTTGTTTCTTCTACTACGTCTTCGTCCTTACTTGCTGAGAGGATGCCGTACCTTTTACCTGAGGCTCTGAAGGTGGTGCAACCACTGGCTCCACCCTCATAAGCTGTAGTATATACTTCTTTGAATTGATCCCAAGATACGTCATCCCCAACATTACATGTCTTACTACAGGCAGAGTCAACGTACTGACTAGCAAGGTTAAGAACTCTAACATGGTCAAGTACAGGTAGTTCATTAGCTGTCACTCCTCTGGTGTTGAAGACCCTATAGCCGTAGTCTGTTACCTCCTCTACTTTAGGGCCGTCAAAGCTCTGGATGGTACGGTCATACTTATGGGAGAAGACAGGTTCGATACCACTACTTACGTTGTCAGCACTTAAGGATATGGTACCAGTAGGGGCAATGCTTAGGAGGTGGGAGTTACGTATGCCGTACCTAGCAACACCATCCCTAATACCCTCAGGCAAGGTCCTATAGAACCCTGAGCTTAGGATAGCCTTATCAAAGAGAGGGAAGGCACCTTTCTCCACGGCCAAGGCAGTAGAGGTACGGTAGGCAGTGTCCCTGAGGATAGTCATGATCTTCTCTAGCGTAACCATGAACTCTGGGCTACCATACGGACCACTCACTGTCTCAACAGCATTGGCCACACCAGTCAATCCTAGACCCATACGCCTCTTACTCTTAGCCTCCATCTCTTGCTCAGGTAGAGGATAAATAGCTCTGTCTACTACATTATCCATAGCTCTGACTATTGCTGGGATGTCATGTTTGAACTGACTGTAGTCAAAGACGTAAGACCCCTTCTCTCTCCCACTGTCAGGGTCATACTCGTAGTCCTCCCTTACATACTTAGTAAGATTAAAGGACCCTAAGAGACATGCTCCGTAAGGGGGTAAGGGTTGCTCACCACAGGGGTTAGTAGCTGCTATATCCTCACAGTACCATAGGTTATTCTTCGCATTCATACGGTCAATGAATAAGACACCGGGTTCAGCCCAATCCCAAGTCGCCCTGAGTATCTCATCCCATAGGGCAGTAGCTTTAATAGTCTTGTATACCCTGCCTTCAAAGATAAGATCGAAGTTCTCGTCGTACTTCACTGCATCCATGAACTTATCTGTGATACCTACTGAGATATTAAAGTTGGTAAGCTTATCACTGTTCTGCTTAGACCTGATGAACTCCTCAATGTCGGGGTGGTCTACCCTAAGTACGCCCATTTGAGCACCCCTGCGGTGGCCAGCACTGCTAATAGTACGGCACACAGAGTCAAATATCTCCATGAAGGATAGAGGACCAGAACTTCTGCTGTCAAGGCTGCGAATAAGAGCACCCCTAGGGCGTAGAGTACTGAAGTCATAGCCGATACCTCCTCCTAATTGCATTGTCTTAGCTGCTTCCTTAGCTCTGTCCATGATACCATCCATACTATCAGGTATGGTACCACTTACGAAGCAGTTGTAAGGGGTAACAGAACGAGGAGAACCCATAGCTGATTGAATACGCCCAGCAGGCAAGAACCTCTGGTTCCCTAGGATTTCCTTTAGCTCTAGGAAGTGTTCATCACTATCCTTAAGGGCGTTAGCTTGCCGTACTACAGCCTCCTTGAACCCTTCCCCTACCCCTCGGTACTTCATCTTATGTATCTCTTGAGACACAGGTACTGTAGGCCCTACGAACTCTTCCTTACTCATCTTCTTCTCCATCCTTATCCGCACTGAAGTAATCGTTTATATCTATGAGACCTTCCTCTATTAGTAGACGAACTAGGTACTCCAGTTTCACATCATTCTGGTAACACAGTTCATCTACCCCGAAGGAGTCCGCGAGAAGTTTTACTTTGTCTTCCAAAGTACACCCCCTTCCTTGTCCTTGATCTTATGCACCCCCATACTCCTCTTCAAGAGTTTTCAATGAGACAAACTGAGGCTCGTATAGGCCACCTTCAATGTTACGCTTAATGATTACTCCTTTCCACCACTCATTGTTCGCTTGACCTGCCCACCCTTCGTCACCGCCTTTGAAGCAACCCGCGACCAGACCAATAGCCGAACAAGGAGAAGCGTCGTCCTTGAAATACATACTACGTTTATGACTGTGACCAACAGTAGTACTACTATAACGCTTTTGGACGAGGGCATAAGCATGATGCTGACCAGACATAGCTGCCCCATAGTTACCGCTAGCAATGTAATGAGCGTATGAGACACCATCGTAGCTACTGATGGAGGGAGCCGAGTTAATGTATTCATGGTATTCCTCAAACCATTTATCAGTATTAAGGTGCGAGAAGGATACCCCATACTTCTTTCCTTCTAGTCTAGGGTCATGCCCAATGGCTGTCTTAATGCGGTGCTCGTGGTTACCCTCGAACCCATAGAAGGCAGGTCGCTTACGCTTATGCTTCTTGAAGAGATGTCTTAGCCTCTCTTGTGCATCATTGTAGTGCTCAATGTCTTCGCCATAGTTCTGTGCTACGATTGCCTCAGGCTTCCTAGTGTCGTAGGAGTTAAGAGACTTCATGTCTGCCCCATCACCTAGGTCTACTACGTAGTCAGGTCTAACATCATAGAGGAGATTACCTAGCCAGTTGAACCTATCGTTAGATACCTTAGGATCAGTGTGGCTACAGGTAAAAACTACTGCTGTCTTGCTACTCATGATCTTCCTCCTGAAATTCCCAATACCTTGAATATCTTAATGCCAACTCTATTTCCTCCTCTGGGTAACCGTGATCTCTTAGTTGCTTTTCGTAATCGTCTTGCAAAGGTGCGGGGAAGTTATACCTCCAGCCACCCGGTGGGTCTACTACCTTAACCATCAGTAGTTACTCTGTACGTCTTCTTGTCTAGTGTGAATAGTAACTCCTTGTGAAGAGAACCCTATCGCCGTAACGAAGGATGACAGTACGTCGGCTAACTCGTGTAGAGTATCAGCCTCGGCCTCCAAAGTTATCTTATTGTTGGTGCCGTCTACTTCTAGATCGTCAGTACTTTGTAAGATAAGTTTCATACTATTTCCCTTGCTCCTCATGATCTGCCTCCTTCAACTCCTTTACGTCCACTAAGATTTCTCCTAAGAACTCCTGCTCTTGTTCAACCTCATACTCACCGAGTTCATCAAACACTTGCATCTCCGCAGCCCATTGGCATACGTCACCGCTAGGTAGGTCAGCCTTAGGGATAAGGTAGACTATCTTGAATTGACTAACACACGTCATCTTAACATACCCTGTCATACTATATGCTCCTCTTCCTCGATTAAGTCTATCGGGTCAATGCTTATCTTAAAGTGGTTCTTAAACCTATACGCTTGGTCAAGGTCGCCGAAGGAGAACTCTGTCTCATGTACCTCGCCTTCCTCCTCACATAGACAGACTAACCACCATAGACCATCCACCTCAGGGTCCTCATAAGGACCTACAGTTACGTTATGTACTTTCATTTCCTCATGTCCTTCTCTTTAGCTTTGGTCCAGTACCTCTTGCCATCCTTACTCGACGCATAGGGGTTACCGTATTTCTTCTCATGAACTTCCTCCCCTTGACTGACAGCCCTACGCTTAGCCCTATTGGCAGACCTCTTAAACTCCTTGTCACTAGGGGCTGTAGTTATACCAAAGATAGGGGTCTTACGCTTAGACCTACTCATAGTGTTCCTCCTATTCTTCTAGCCAAGCCGAGGGGACAATCTTGTGTGCCCATAAGAATTTATATTTGTCACACCACTCAGCGTAGGTAGTCTTACTAGCCTTACTGAGCTTAGCCTTAGGGTTGGTGAAGACAAATCTAATGTC